ATGCAACATTTCCTGCAGAAATATTAAGAACTAATTTTAATATTATAAAAATAGGATTAGGTGATTTAAGAAAAGGAATAGCAACTAATAATATTGATTTAATTAAAGTAGGTGCAAGAAGATTATCAGGACTAGCTGCGACAACTGTAGGTCTTGACTATGCATTTAATAGAAACAATGAAGATGAAATTACAGGTATGGGTGTAACTAAAGAAAGTCAAAAAGGAATTAATCAACTAGTTTCTTCTTGGCAAAAAAATACTCAGAAAGCTTTTCTTGAACCTATATATGAAGGACAGGGTGGAGAAATATTTACAAAGTATGTTGACTCAGGTTCATTAGATGCAAATCACTATACTAAAAATATTGTTAAGTTTGTTCTTGGTAAAGTTTTAGCAGGTAAAGATGTTTCTGAAACTGAATTAGATGATATGTTTTATAATAGATTACAGGAAATAGCAAGTCCTTATTATTCTACAAAATTTTTAGCTAAGAGTTTTGGTGAGATAGTATATGGTGTGTCTGAAGATGGTAGACCTGTAACAAAAGAAGAAGCTTTAAAAAACTTAGGTAGGGTTGCAACTCCGGGTGCAGTAAAAAATTTATATAAAGCATTTGTAACTGCTAAAAATGCAGAAGAAAAAGCTGAGTTTGATAAACTTCCTATTGCATCTACTGCTTCAGGTTATCCTATAGTATATGAAGATGAAAAATATTTTAATAAAACAGGTATTAGAAAACAAAAAATGAATGTTTCAAAGTCTGTTGGATATTTTTTATATAATCAAACACAAGAATTAAAAGAACCTATTAAAAGTTTTCAAAGCACACTAAAAAGATTTCCTTCTAAAGTATATACACAAGAAGATATTGATGAAGTTGTTAAGGCATACATTGATTCTCAAGTAGAAAAAAAAGAACTAATGAGAAAGTTTTCTGATAGATTGAAACTTGTAAAAAATATACAATACTATAAAAAAGAAGGTGATAAGATATTTAAAAAAAGATTTGGTTTGGAAAAAATTTTACAGGCTAATACTAGAATGGGAAGACGTAAAATAGATAAGGATATTTTATATGCTTTAGCAGATGGTAAAAATGGTGAAGGATTTTTTATACCTGATAGAGTAGTAAATAAAAATAATATAATAACAATAATAAAAGATAAAAGATTTCCACCTGAACT